TAGCAACATAGTCGGTGGTTTTCTTTGTTTCTTTGGTTTTATCAGGCTGAGGTCTCGGTCGATCGGGTTTGTCTTTTTCTTGCTCGACAGCTCCTTGCATTGCCGCATCCATTGTCTTAAGACGATCCTGCATTAGCTGGACGAAAACAGTCTTAAAGGATTGATTTCTAAGTTTCGATAATTCCTTGGCTTGTCTTATCAAGCCATCGACCCCACTTTTATCAGGGCCCGTGCCTTCAAATAATGTTCTGGCGCCTTTTCCACGCCCACCAATTCCGAAATCATTGATGTTAGGCAGTCGCCCAGCTTCAATCGCTCTACGGGTGCCTGCAGTCCCTGGTTGAAACAGTCCGATTAAATCATTAGCACCAGATAAGGCGTTTGTCAGCAAGCCTGAAATGTATCTAATCGGACCCTCAAGGGCTCTAATTATATTTGCTAATTCTTGAAGGCTTGTCGTTAATTCGGGTATGACTGTTTCAGTTAGTGCGACTTGAGTATCTTCAACTGCATTTTGAAAGTCTTTTATTTTCTGTGCTGGCCCGTTAAGCGCGTCGGCAAGTTGATCAGCGCCCTCGCGTTCGATTCTTTGGAGAGCACGAATAACAATATCGGCAGTAATATTGCCATCAGCAGCATATTTTCTAAGAGCGCCTTGGGCAACTCCTGTTTCCTTGCTAATTGCTGTCAGAATTGCAGGAACTTGCTCGGAAATCGAGTTAAATTCATCTCCCCTAAGTGCGCCTGAACCCAAGGCTTGTGCAAGCTGCCTAAATGCACTACCAGCTTCGATCGCACTAGCGCCACTAAGTTGTGCTGCTGTATTAAAGCCTGCATAAACAGACTCAATTTCTGCAAGTTCAACCCCAACAGGTCTCAGACGAGCATATGTTGTCGCCAACGCTGTGTTCGCCTCTGTCTGGCTAACGCCAAACTTCTGTGCCGCACGAGATGCAGCATCTGCTAATTGAGCGGCTTCGCCATAGGCGCTTGCAAGCGATTGGATTCTGCGCTCTGATTCAATACGACTAATGCCAGCCTGCAAAGCGGCTTGAGCAGTGCGAAGTGTGCCATAAGCCAAAGCCAGCTTGCCAATAGCTTTGCCTACACCGCTTAACGCACTTTCTGCCTGTCTCGACGCTCTTGCAGTATTTTGAAGCTGTTCATTGGCGAGCCTTGTTGACCTCGCAAATTCCGCTAGCTTTCGTCTTGCCGAGCGACTGTCAAGATTGATCGCAACATTAGCGACAACAGACACAGCTCAGACCTCCCCAGTACAAACAGTCTACCGATTCCGCCTCATTTGGCGTTGTTGCTCTTCATTCAACAAGTCAAAATAGCTGCTCCACAAAAGCAGTTCTTCAAGCGTTATCTCCGCACTAAGTCGCGCCAGCGTATAGCCCAGCTCTTTGGCGACCCCAAGTTTCAACAACAACAGGTTGTCTTTTTTAAGCTCAGCCTTTAGAGCTTTTCATGTCAGTGACTTCCTCTTCCTCGGGGTTAGTTATGATCGCCAGCATCAAAGACTGCAAATCAGCGTCGAGCACATCGTTTTTTAGCTCAGCGATCTCACCAGCCTGGAACAAACGTTTTCCAGTGTCGTCAACCGCCTTAGTAACTAGCAGATTCAGCGCAAACCCATTGGTGTTGTCGCCATTAGGCATCTTTTCGGCACGCTCGCGCTCAGCCATGGTCAAAGGCGACGAGTAAAACTCGAACTTTGAGCCATCAGTTAGTGTCACTACGCGCTTGGTGGGCGTCAGATTTGCAGCCTTTTTCAGACGGGCAAGAGCTGATGGAGCAGGCGCAGGCATAAAAATTGTTTGTTTGTTATCACTATAAACATAAAAAAGCCCCCGGCGCAACCCAGGGGCAAACATTCCAGCGGAACTTTATCAGGCAGAGGTGCTGAAGTCAAAGGTGGGAACACCAGCCGGGCGGAAGGTGATTTCGACTTGCTGAGCGTCGTCAGGATTAATGTTCATGCTGGCAGTCAGCAGAACGGCATCCATTGCGATCGAACGGCTCAAGGCTTCGCTGCTCTGCTTGTCGGTGTAGAGCTTGAAGGCACAACCAACTTGCTGACGCTGCAGCACGTCTTCCACCATCCGGTTGGACAGGGCAGAATCTTCGTTAGTCACATAAACCGTAGCAGTGCCGTTGCCATCAGCAAAACCAGGGATATAAGCGCGGAAAGGCGCATACTGACCAACGGTTTGACCGATGGTGGTCACGTCGATTTCAGCACGGTTGATCTCAAACGACCAGGACTGAACTTGACCGACAGCTGCGTAATCGGCGTAAGCAACCTGGAACTCATTCGGGGAAGCAGCGGTGCCATCATCGGTGATGTCAACAGCAGAACCGCCTGCAGTTGCGGACACCTGCAGCGCACCAGTTGATGCGGTGTAGCTAATAACGTAGTAAGTAGTTGCCGCCGACAGACCTGCGGGAAGGGTGCCGGAACCAGTGTCGCCAGTTTGGCTGTTGACGATGCTGAACTCAACTGGATCACCAACCTTCAGGTTGAGATAAGCCTCGGTTGTGATCGTGTCTGTGCCGATGTTGACACCAGATTCACCGAAAGTACCGGTGGTGCCAGCGGGCTTGTAGTAAAGGGCGCCGGACGTACCGGACAAAACAGTAACAGCCATGTTGTGAGCGGTAGTGGCTAGCCCTAGTCTAAATAGGCTTCAAAAGTTGCGGTTAGCTGCGTTTGGTAGTAAGCCGAAACAAGACCGCTTGACGCACTTACGCCAGTCTCAATCACATTTGCAGTTACGGATGACGGCCCTGATGTTGGGTCAAAGATTATGCCGCTGAACTTTGCACGATCGAATTTGTCTTTAATTCGCTCTGCAATTGTCAAGTTTGCAGAGGCACCTCGACCCTTTGGCGTGAAAATGTCAACAACTAAAGTGCCGGTCTGGCGGTTAAAGCCAGTGCCAGGGCCAATCAGGGTCGCATAACTATTATTTCCAAAACGAATAAATACTTGCAGCCATGGAGTGTTGTTTGGCGGCGTAAACGGCACATTTTGATAGCTGACTGGATAGCTAGGATCTAGCGCCATTTCTGTCGCAATGCGCCCTTCAATAGCAGCGCGAACATCGTTATAAGTGCTGCTCATGACTGCCTCGCAATGCGCTCAGCATTAGTAGCTACAAATGTCCGCATGTCCTTAGCTATTCCTTGCACCCAACCCGGGCCACCTGTCTGAATACTGCTGCCACCACCGGGCGTCGCCCAATTTTGCACTTCACGAAATGGATTGTATCGCTTCTCAGTTTTTCGCCCTGATCCTCTCTCGCCAGCTGCGAGTCGTTCAGCATAAATAAGATTATTATGTACACTATATACATTGCCTAGCCGTTCGCGGTTGTAACCAAGTCGTTCAATAGGCAACTGAGTAGGATATATGCCTTCAGGCTTCTGGCCGCCTGTCGCTGCATTTTCTCCTACCTGCCAACTGGCACGAAAACGGCCAAGATCGACAGGACTAAGTGCTTTTACGCGGGTATCTGTTTCTAGCACAGTAACGCGAAGCAGCTTTTCCATGTTCTGCTTCACAGCCTCATCAATCTGATCAAACCGAATTTTGCGTCCCATTATGCCCTCAAAATTAGCTCGTGGGTAATTGCCGTATTATCCTGTTCAATTGTAAATACACGAACAACTTGATATGTAGTGCCAGTGATTATTACTTCATCTGCCGTCGTAGGCACCGTGCCAACATCTGCCGCAGCAATTAGCAATTTTTTATCTGTAGCCTGGATCAAGTCATTTACTTCGCGCAAGTTTACGCTTTCAAGCACGCCACGCACTGACGTTTCTGTCGTAGTTTCACTGGCAGCCCCGGTCGCTGTATTGTAAGTAACCGAAGAAGTTGTGCGGATGATCGCCAAACCGCCAAACCTCCCCACCAACTTACTAGCCGTTTTCCGTAGCGAGGTAGAAAGTGCCATCAGACTCGATAAGCAATGCAGGCCCCATTTTGCAGTGTAATGCTGGTAAAAACACCGACAATATGAAAGCCAGCAGGGAGGCTTTCACCGTTTAGGCTATTGCCGGTGTAATTCTCCGACACAAGAGTGTCAATTGTGGTGTTCTCGTAAAAGTCAATGTGCTTAAATCGTCCAGTATGTGCAGCAGTGTCAGTGATCACTTCGGCGCCGACGGTGTAGTCAATGCCAACATCGCCCTGTCCAAAACCCTTTGACATAATCAGAGCCTGTAAGCAACAACAGTGCCGCTTGTCAGCGTGACACTAGTAAAAACGCCGCACATTTCGCAGCTCGCCTTCAGAGGAATCGCTGCAAGAGTATTGCCGGTGTAATCCTCAGCCGAAAGGCTGGCAATTACCGAATCCTCTAGAGCAACGATTTTCCCATAACGCCCAGCATGAGCGCTGGTGTCGTCAATGAACTCAGCCCCGGGATAGGAATAGCCCATCAATCAGCTCCGGCGAATAGCAAAGTTGCCTGGTCCACTAATTCTAAGGCCAGTCAAATAACGCTCATAGATTGGCGGCACTCGATCTGCACCTGTAGCACTTGCGCTGGATCCTGCATTTTCAATCCGTAGGCTGCCAATGGCGACAGATTTGTAATCTTCAATGCCGCTAAGCCCCATGCCGTCTCTGTTGTTATTCAGATAAACAGCAAGAACACACTCGGCATATTTGATTTGATCTGGAATTTCTGTGTCCGTGTAATAGTCAGTGGTAATACGGAAAGGGAAGCCGACAGCATAGGTATTGATGTAAGTGTCAGGCTTCCGCACACCAGTACGCGGCCATTGCAATGCTTGTGTATCAGTAGCGCGAGCGCCTAAAAATCGTTCACGATCAAGGCGCTGTGTGGCACTTACTAAAGCACGATTTTTTTGATCGGTTGTAGCGGATGCCCAGGCGACTACATCATCATCCTGGACAAAGCCATCAATGATTGCTTCCGCTGCTTCCAGTGTCAGGTAGCTGTTGGCGTTTTCGCCCCCTACCGTTGCGTCGATTGTTACTGCCATCGGTAGGTTCCGTGGTCATTTCAAGTTTAGGTGCGGGTTCTGAAATAGGAAAAGAGGCCGCTTCCTTAGAAGCAGCCTCAAGTTCCTGTCTCCGCCGAAAAGCGAACAGGCCCATAATCAGGACGCCGCAGCCTTCATTACGGCGTAGTTCAGCACCAGGGCTTCACCAGCGGTAGTGCCAACGTTGCTCAGGGTCACATCAAAGGAACCTGCGGCAACAGCGCTAACGCTTGCAATATAGGTGCCGGTGGAAGCGCCAGAACCGACGCAAACCATCACCACATCGGTGGCGGCAACTTCGCTGTTGGT